AACGACAACCAGTCGATTCTGTTCACTGCTGTAGAGCACATCAAGCGCCACCACTACGATGTGATTACCAAGGTGGGCAACACCCCCGAGGTGCAGAAGCTGGTGACTATGACGCCGTTCCAAGCGCAGACAGACGGGGTTACCAAACTGGAAGCACCGAAGGCAGTAGCGCCAGCCCCTAAGGCTGTGAAGATTGCCTTTACGGTTGGCGCGGGTGATTTACTTGAAAATGTTGTGGTATTGCCCGAGGAGGTCGCTGAGCCGGTCAAGCGAGAGAGCAAGAAGGTGGAAGTCCCAGCCCCTGCGGCTAAGCGCGACTTGAACTCCGTGCTCGCTGCATGGAGTGATGAGGAGTAATCTATGAGCTACGGATACAGCCAGCGGCTAGTCGATGCAAACAACAATGCAGACGTTAGTTCGCGTGGCGTGTATCTGGGTAGTCGTTGCATAAAGCTCGGCATCTCGGTCAGTGAAGTAGCGGACAGGCTCGGCGTAAGTCGGGCCACCGTCTACAACTGGTTCTGGGGGTCAGTGACTCCCAGCGCTAGCCACACCGCCAAGATCAACAAGTATCTGCACGCACTCAGAAACCGCAAGTAACTCGACAACCATGTCCGACTTTGACCTACTCGATGCGGTGCTACCCGTAGAAGGGCGCTACTGTGTGATGGGGATTGGGCGGTACCCAGACCAGAAGTTTGTAGATACTAGAGAAGAACTTGATACCATAGCCGGGCAGTTTGTAGCCAAGGGTGTGGATGCGTATTTTGGTTGCGCCAAATACGGCCCCCTGAACAACCGCACGCACGCCAACGCCACGTACTTCCGCGCACTATGGATGGATATCGACTGCGGCCCCACGAAGGCAGCACCGGATGAGAAGGGCGTTATCAAGGGTTACATCGACCAAGCAACAGGGCTTAGCGAGTTTCAAAAGTTCTGCATAACCGTTGGCCTACCAAGACCTATCCTAGTGAGTTCCGGTTATGGGATTCACGCCTACTGGCTACTTAAAGAGACGGTCTCCCGTGCAGAATGGGAACCACTCGCCGAACGACTCCGAGAGCTTTGCGTCGAGCAGAGTTTCATCGTGGACCCGTCGGTGTTTGAAGCATCGCGCATATTGCGCATACCCGGCACGTTCAACTTCAAGCAGAGCGAGCCACAACCCGTAGAGGTGATCAACGAACGCAGTGCACGTATAGAGTACGCACAACTGAAAGAGATACTAGGGGCAGCAGAGCCCAAGGAAGAGCGGCCTGATTTTATCCCCCGTGCTATGAGCCCCATGATGGAAGCTCTGATGGGCAACAAGATCAAGCGGTTCAAGACCATCATGATGAAGTCGGCTAACGGCACGGGCTGTAACCAGCTACTACACTGCTTTGAGCACCAAGCAGATGTAGACGAGCCATTGTGGAGGTCAGCGTTATCCATCGCCGCATTTTGCATTGACAAGGACAAGGCAGCACACAAGCTATCGAGCAATCATCCGGGCTATGACCCTGACGAGGTAGAGCGCAAGGTGGAGCAGATCGTGAAGCATGGAGGTCCACACCGCTGTGCTACGTTTGAGAAGTTAAACCCGGCAGGGTGCACCGACTGCCAGCATAAGGGGAAGATCAAGTCCCCCATCGTGCTTGGTGTTGAGATAGAGGAGGCCGATGACGCCGACAACGAGGTGGCCGTAGAGACCGAGGAGGGGGTGGAGACTGTAACCATACCTGAGTATCCGTTTCCATTTTTCCGAGGTAAGAACGGTGGTGTCTACAGGAAGCCGATAGACGATGAAGCAGACCCTGAGATGGTCTATGAGCACGACTTGTACGTGGTGAAGCGCATGCGGGACCCTCAAGCGGGGGAAGTTATTCTGTTTCGCCTACACCTACCGCATGACGGCGTTAGAGAGTTTGCAATATCAACAGCAGCTATATCGTCCAAGGATGAGTTGCGTAAGGCACTAGCCCAACAAGGTGTAATGGCACACCACAAGCAGTATGAGAACTTGGCCGTGTACGTGGTCACGTTCATTAAGAACCTACAGTATTCAAAGAAAGCAGACATTATGAGAACACAATTCGGATGGGTAGAGGGTGACAGCAAGTTCATCATGGGTGACCGAGAGATCACTAAAGACGGGGTGTTCTACAGCCCGCCGACAACAGCCACAGAATTTTTTGCGGAGAAGATTCACCCCAAGGGTACTTTTGATAAATGGAAGGAAGTGTTCAATCTATACGCTCGGCCCGGTATGGAGCCCCATGCGTTTGCAGCACTCACAGCATTCGGCTCACCGCTCATGCCGTTTACTGGTTTGGACGGGGCAATACTCAACGTGATCCATGAAGAGGCTGGCTCTGGTAAGTCCACCATCTTGCGTATGTGCAATAGCGTGTACGGCCAACCCAAGGAGTTGATGGCAATTGAGAAGGACACGTTTAACGCAAAGATGCAGCAGCTAGGCGTAATGAACAACCTGCCCAATACCGTAGACGAGATTACCAACATGCGCCCCGCAGACTTCTCGGACTTTGCGTACGGTATCAGTCATGGTCGAGGTAAGAACCGTATGACGGGCTCAACCAACGCACTGCGCCTTAACAACACCTCATGGAAAAACATGACACTAGCGTCGGCTAACGCCAGCTTTCACGAGAAGCTGTCGCTGCTCAAGAACTCGCCCGATGGTGAGTCTGTGCGCTTGATGGAGTACAAGATTGAGCCCAACAACGTGATTGGTGTGGCTGTAGGTAAGGAGATGTTTGACCACCAACTCAATGAGAACTACGGCCATGCAGGTGAGATATACATAAGCTGGCTGGTCAACAACTTGGAGGAGGCCAAGGAGCTAGTTAAGAAGGTTCAGGCCCGCATCGACAAGGAGGTGCAGTTCACTAGTCGAGAGCGTTACTGGTCAGCACAGGCAGCGTGCAACATCGCTGGTGGGTTGATCGCAAGAAACCTTGGCTTACACGACTATGACATGGCCGGTGTGTACGCATGGCTCAAAGGTATGTTGTCTGAAATGCGCCATGAGGTGAAGCCACCTACTGCTATTAACCCGGCATCTGCACTCGGTGAGTTCATAAACTCGCACATCCTCAACACGCTGGTGGTCAATGGCGAAGTGGATGCTCGAAGCAACTTGGTATCTATGCCTAGCCTAGAGCCACGTGGGGAGCTACTGATACGCTACGAGCCAGATACCAAGCACCTGTACATTTCCGCTAAGAAGTTCAAGGACTTCTGCGTAGAACGGCAAGTGAACTACAGGACCCTGCTGATCAAGTTGACCGAAACAAAGGTGTTCATGGAAGCCACAAATAAGCGGATGTCAAAGGGGATGAAGGTCGTATCACCCGCAGTGCGTGTCCTCAAGTTCAACGCATCCAACTCCGAGTTCCTGCAAGTAGATGCACTGTTGGCAAATGAAGATAGAGACAGTCTCGTATCAGATTGACTGGTCAAAGTTTCGTAAGGGGTACTCATTCTTTGTGCCCTGCATCGACCACCGCGCAGCCAAGAAATCTGTACTCACCGTAACCGAGCGACTGAAGATGGATGTCGTGATAAAAGTTGTAATCGAAGATGGCATAAAAGGGCTGCGCATCTGGAGGGTTTGATGTACACTAGGCTTTTGTTGGTGCCCTCTCTCCTTGGCGGCAACCCCGCCTTACCCCCGGTCTTCACCGGGGGTTTTTTTATGGCTCTCTGCCTTTGCGTTCAGCTTCTGCCACCCGTCGACCGGAATGCCTCAACGCATCCAACAATACTAGGTTCTTCTCGGTTGGCACAACACCCATGTACGCGGTGCCACGGCGCTCCATACGCGCCTCAAGCGAGTTACCTATCTGATCCAAATCCATTGCAAAGCTAGGGTAGCGCCTGTTGAAGTCGGCTATCTTGTTAAACTGCTTACTGTACCCAGCAGCGTTATTGTTTCGGAACTCCCTATCTAGATTCTCAAGGAGTTTGATCTGCTCGTTGGCTATCTTCTGTTGAGCCCCGATAACTTTGAACGCCGTGTACTGTGCATTCGCAAGTAGGTCAGACCGGAAGCCTATCGTCTGCGCTATGAGTTCACCCGTGCTAAACGCATCCGTGGTCATTATTTGCGCACCCTTGTTATCCTTTGCACCTTCTGTAGCAAGCTCATGTGCATTGATAAAGTTTCGGAAGCCAGCAGGTGCCCACTTCTTAACAGCCTTAGCGTAATCCCCCTGCATAGCGGCGTCAACACCATCAGCCACAGACAAAATCATGTTTGCCGCAGGGCCAGCTTTCTCCAGTGCAAAAGCTGTAGCGCTTTCGCGGATGGTTTTTTCCTCCTTGCTCTCACGAGTCCAGAGGTTGTTCATGCCGGTGCGGCCAGCTATGTCTACTCCAGTAAACGCATTGACAGGGCCGCGCAACAACAAGTCTGACAGCGAGACATCACCAATTTTGGTTTCTCCTAGTTGGTCATGCAGCCACTTGCTCGTAAACCATGCCTCAAAGCCCAGAGCCCGCATGTCCTCATCCCAATCGTCGTCCTTCAACTCTTCCCATGCTGCGCCGAGTAGTCCCATGACAGTGCTGAACATAGGCAAGCCAGTAGCACCTGCCAGAACATACGTAGTGCCCAAGGTGCCAAAGAACTTGTAGCTAGCCTCTGCGCGAGACCGGCCATTCATGGGCTTGACCATCTCCTTAAAGTTCTTGAGTAGGAACATCGTTACGTGCAGGGGATACATCATGAACTGAGTCAGCACCTTGCCCACCGAGTTCTTCATGAATGCAGGGCGATTGCTCTCGCCGTAGTCACCCAAGGCTTCGTTGGTGTCGTACGTTGCTTGACTGACCGCACGGGTAAAGTCCCCATGCTGCTCCATATTGAGTCGGAACGAGGTCATGAACATAGCCTCGCGGGACATACGCTCTGACGAGTTCATCAAACCACCAAGCACTAGGGCATCCACAGTACCCCGAGCAAGTTTCTCTTTGGGGCCTTTCAGTTCGTCGGTCGGCGTAGCCTTGTACTCAAACACGGAGGAAGCCTGTGTAGAGGTAAATAGCCCTAGCTCTGCCGCTGCCCGGTACGCCTTGCGTTCTATCGCGGTTGTGTCCTTAGCGTTCAGTATCGACGGGGCAACCCAAGATTTAGACCCATCGGCATTGGTTTTGTACACACCAAACTGCGACCACACCTTGAGCATTCGCCCCATCTCGCGGGTAGCTTTGAATGCACCGTAACGAGCCAGCACCGGCATACCAGTCTGGAAAAGGCTCAGAGGCTGCAGCAATGCGGAGGACGCACCGCTAAGGTAGTAGATGAACGCCGCCTTGTTAAGACCACCAGCCACGGCTGCGCCTACCGATTTTGCCTTAGGCGCAAGAGCAGAGTCCACCCGTGACGCCATCTCGGCTACGAACGGCTCGAACGCTCGGCGACCCCGGATAGAGTCTTTTGCTGCCGACAGCGAATTGCGGAGCAGTGGGGAGTATTTGATTCGGGCAAGCTGAGTAGCCATACGCGCAGATAGATGCGCCGTGTTCTGCAGCACATCGACCCGGAAACCAGCGACCCCCTTACGGTGTATGAACTGCTTGCGGAAAATCTGATCAGGCATGGTCTCCAGAAAGGTCTGGTAGATAGCGTCTTTTAGAATACCGGCAGCTTCAGGGTCGGTGAAGTTTGTGCTGTCAATTGCGTCAAACACCCCGGTGAGCATTTTGCCCTCGCCTTGAGAGTACGTTTTTGAACGTAGGGACGAAATGTCATCCCCCATCTCAAACTCACGGTCTTTCTCAAGTTCATCCAGCTTCTCGTCAACGCGCTTCTCGAACGCTGCCTCTGACTCATTAGCACCTCGTTTGATCTTCTCCGTAGCAAACTCTCGGGCCGCTCTATCCCGCTCCGCTGCCGTCTCAGCCATGAAGAACGTACGGGTTTCGCCAGAGCCCATAGACAACCAAAAGTCACCTTCCCGCACCAGTGGGAAGTAGGGGTTGATCCGACTACCTTTCTCGAAAGTAGCCCTGATCTTCTTCATGATGTTGGCTTTGGCTTCCGCATCAATGCTCAGCGAGTTGACCTGATCGTCCAACAACTTGGACAGGTACTTGGACAGCACATCGAAGTGATCCCGAATACGCTTGTACACGCGCTGACCTTCTGACCCCAAGTCTTTCCACGCTTTGTCCAGTACATTACTGCGCTCAGCGGTATCAATCATTCCGGGGTCCACCTCTGCCAGCGTAGCCACAGACGTTAGCTCGTCCAGCTTGCCGCGTAGGGTTGGGTCTGCTTGAAATGCTCGCTGTACTTCGGTAGTCAGTTCACCCGCAGCGTTCAGTAGTTGTTCAGTCATGCCACCCATACGCTGCATCAGCTTGTACGTATTCTGAAGCTCAGGCACAGCATTGCCAACCCAATCCGTCAAGAAGCTGGTCGGTGGGATTTTTACAAGCAGGTTGCGTTGCGCTGACGTAGCGCGTTTCCACAGGTCCCGCATCGCTGGAATGACTTTGCGGGGGTTCGTAGCCATCTGCAAGACCGACACACCCTTGGCTGCTTTCTGCGCCTTGGCAGACTCCTCGAACTTGAACTTTGCTTTAGCTACAGCCTTATCAATTTCTTCCTGAGTACGTACAGTATCCTCCAACACCTTGGATTGCTCTGGAGTCAGGTTCTCTGCTTCTTCGGTGGTACGGCTAAATCCCGGTTTCCCACCAATCGCACGTTCAATGCGCCGGTTCTCAACAAAGGCACGGGCGGGCATGATGTAGTTGGCGATCAGGTCTTTGTTAGACAGCTTTACGTCCACGCCAATCTTGCGGAGGAACCTGCGCACTGCAGCAATCGCCCGTTGCACCACACCCACAGTTGGCTTTGTCTGTGCTAGGTTAGCCAGAACCTCTTCCGCAGCCTCTAGTACGTCTTTCTCAACACTAAGATCAAGGCCGTATTTTGTGGCTAGCGCATCCATTTCCGTCTTGAAGTTCTTTGCCACAAGCTGCAAGATTGGTTTCAGGTCTTCCCCGAATGTACCGCGCAAGCCATAGTGCCCAAGGGATTCGTGCAGAAGAGTGCGTACTGTTTCCTCTGCCGTTTTCATCTGGTCAGCAAAGATGTAGACATTACCTTTGTAGAACACACCGGCAGGTACACCAGTAGCCCCCTTAGCTTTGGCGTCCGCGTCGGCTTTTTGTAGCTCAGCGGGCACCACTGCATCGTTGATGTTGTCCGCAATCACCACAGTAGGAGCATTACCCCACCGGGAAGCCACTAGGTCTACTATCGACTGAACCTTTGCCTTGCCAATAGACGGAAGCGACTTGTTACTGCCAGTTCTTATGAACCGGGGTTTGCTGGCTAGGTCTGTTAGGAAAAGGAACGCTGGTTCCAAGCTGCCTTCTGGGGCTTCGTTTTCGCTGTTAGCCCGAGCAATTTCAGCTAAGTACTTCCTTGCGTTTGTTCTTGTGCCCACAGGAAAACTTGTAGACCCAGCTACTTCTTGGAGAGCACCAACAATCTCTAATGATCTCTCCACAACATCCACCGCACCAGCCCGCTTTTTAGTTTCTTCGGTGGGTTTTGTTTCCGCAGCTTCTGCAATTTCTCTTTTGGTGGCCCGTTCCGATTTTTCTTTTTTGTACGCTTCGGCTGAAGTCTCTAACCGCGCACGGCGCTTTTGTCGCTCCTCTGCAAGCTCAGCATTGAGTAAGGGGGTAATTGTGGACGTGCCCTTAGCTTGCGTATACGCACTCTTACTGAGATGCAGTTCACGCTCATACCCCTCGTACTCTGGTTGCTCAATAGCAAGCTCTCGGTCAACTTCTTTTGATATGTCGTCTACAAAATCCGCCCAGCTATCAGGTTTTTTGGCTTTGGCTACTGGAGCTTCAACTACTGGGGCTTCGGCTACTGGGGCTTCGGCTACTGGGGCTTCGGCTACTGGGGCTTCGGCTTTTTTGCCAGCGGGTTCCCGCACCATGTAATCTGCGCGGTCCTCAAACCCATTCCGCGCATACCAGTCTTTCAACTGTTCTTGGGACAACCCGCCTAGCTCAGCATCGGGAGACGCAGCGGGTACAAGTGCCAGTGTTGTGCCGTTATTGTCGGCCCAATCGGTGATGCTTTTAAGCAGCCTAGACCCATCGCCAGCATTTCTACTTGCGGTGTTCATACCGGTTATGAGCGTAGCACCAGCTAGGTTCTCCGAAAGATCGTTATCTTCGTCTAGTACCTTAAATCCTGCCGATGCTCTAGGGTCTCCACCTTTTTCATCCGGTGGTATGTATGCACCCTTTTCGTACACCACAGGTTGTTTTTTCTCTGCGGGGGCAGTGGTGGTTTCAACTACCGGGGCTTCGGCTACTGGGGCTTCGGCTACTGGGGCTTCGGCTACCGGGGCTTCGGCTACTGGGGCTTCGGCTACTGGGGCTTCGGCTACTGGGGCTTCGGCTACTGGGGCTTCGGCTACTGGGGCTTCGGCAACCGCTGGCTCTAACTTTGCCTTCAGTTCTCGGAACGCAGTGTTAAGCGCATCAAAGCGCACGCGCCTGTCTGTATCTTTTTTGGGGCGGCTACCGTTTGTACTTAGAAACGTATCGTACTCTGCTTTTATGTCGGCAAGGTGCTTTTGCATCTCCGCAGGGTCAGTCGCGGCTTGGGCTACAGTTAAATCAACCAACTGGGGCGGCATTTCCTTGGCTGCTTTTGATACCTTAGCTACCTTTGGCGCTGCTGCGGGTTTGGGTTCCGTTGCTACTGCGTCGGCAGGGGGTACAAATGCAGTGTCGTCGGTTTGTTCCGTGGGGGCTTCAGCTACTGCAGCGGGTTGAGTCGTTTCTCCCACATCAGAGAGTCCAACATCCTCTGCAGGAGGAACCACTCCAACTCCTGTAGGTGCTGCAGGTCCTGCGGCGGGGGCTCTTGCAATGGGTTTGCTAACCACTGCAGTGCGCTTTCTACTTGTTGTAAGTTTAGGTCCTGTAACATCTCTGGCACCTTCTTCTCCTGCGAGGACATCGTTTTCTACCCCCTCCTGCACTTGCTGCTGGGCTGTTGCGTACGCAGTCTGGGGGTCCATCCCCGCGTCAATAAGCTCAGTAGCACGAATCTTTACTGGCGACTCTCGTTCCATCTCCGCGCCACTAACAGCCTGCTCAACCTTCGGTGCATTGAATGCAGTCAACCCAGCAATCTTGGCTTCCTCGGCGGCAATGTCATCCTCGGCAATACGGACAGCATCATCAGCGGTAATACCGCTCTGCTCCTCAAGCTGCTGTGCACGCTGCGCAACTGCATCCTGCCGAGCCTGTTGTTTTTCAGTGGGTGTGGTGGGTGTGGTAGCAGGAGTAATCGGTGTGAACGAGGTAAAGCCTTTTGGCTCAGGAGTTTTTTTCTCCGGCCCTTTACCGGTTACGACATCTGTAGCACTTGTAATAGCCCCACCACCGATGCCGCCTTTTAGGCCCGCATCAATAAACCGCTCAAAGTTTTTCTCGGTGAAGAAGTTGAGGTTGTTGTCTACAAACTTTTCAGCCGCAGCACTCGACATCTCCTGAACAGCCTCGGTACCACCCTCGGTTGCAAACCCCACCGCCGCGCCCTTACCCATGCGCTTGTACCAAGCTGCAGCAATTGCCTCCGACGGTATGCCCCCTATATTAGCTTTGCGCAGCAGCATAACGGGCAGCACTGCATCCAGCGCAGCATTAAACCCGCCCGCCACAATGGCGGTACCCAAGTCCATCTTGCCGGTCTTCTCGTAGATGTTCTGGAAAACATCAGGTACGTTCTGGGCAGCGGAGCCAGCGACAGCACCAACCGCTTGGTACTTTAGGGCTACCTTGTTAGCCGCAGCCACGCCCGCCTTCATGGCAGCGTCTTTTACTACCTCTGCGGTAGCACCCTTGGCCGCTTGGGCCACAGCAGCTTTTTCTGCAGCCAGTTTAGCAGCAGCCACTGCACTGCGTCCTGCTATGCCCGCAACGCCACCAGTAAACAAACTCGGGATGAGCGACGGGATAGCTTCGCCTACGGCTTCAACTACGTAAGTAAACCCAGTACCAATGTCCTTGACGTTTTTGTACGAGCCAACAGCGGCGGGATAACGCTCTTCGGTTTCTTTATTGTAAGCCGCAGCCTCCTGCATTTGCTTTGTGGCGTACTCGTTTGCGCCAAATGCTTTGCCGACCATAGCTGGAAGTACATCACCACCCAGAGACACAAGGCCCCGACCACCACGCATAACGGATGGGAAGAGCGCAGATAAGCCCTGCGCTCTCCCTGTTTCTGGCTCCTCTATGGGTGTAAACGTGGTAAATGTAGGCGCTGCTTCTTCTAGCGGCGTAAAAGAAGTGAATTTCTGAGCCATACCGTACCTAGTTAGTTTGCGTAGCCTATAACTTTACCATCCTTGAGAACTTCAGTTCCTTTTCCGGGTACAGCTTTTCCAAACGTAGTCCCCGCAGGGATTTGAGAAGCTGGCACAGTTTTAGCAGGAGCAGCGGCAGCTTTAGCGGGGGCAGCGAGAGCAGGGGTGGTTTGGGGGGGTTTCAAGTTGTAACCAGCGTACGCTTTACTTTCTGCGTCCGCCAACATCTGTGCTCTAACTGGGTCGGAAGCATTTATAAACGGTATAGTTATTGATACGTCTTTTCGTGCTTTAGCCGCTGCTTCGCTAGCGTATTTTTGTTTAGTGGTGTCCTGTGACTCACCTTTGAGCGCGGCACTTGTCCCACCTATATCCGCCATGCTAAAAATCTGCCTCTGCTGCTGCATGGCTAACACACGATTAGACTCTTCGGAAGTAATTCGGTCCTGCATCATCTCAGGAGTCTCATCCCCCTTTGGCTTCTCTCTAGCCATACGAGTCTTAACCGCAGACTGGATAGCCAATTCAGCAGCCTTAGGAGGTGTTGGGGCTTTAACAGCACCGGGTTTAGCAGAGCGAGCAAGTCCGCTATACAGCACGCCCATATTCTTAATTTTTTCAGCTCCGGCTTTTTGTTCGTCTTGGTGGTCTTTCCGCGCTTGATCTGCAGCGGCAATAGCGGCTGTATTGAGACCCATTCTTTCTTTGCGCTCGGCATCAGCAATGTTTTCCAACTTCCGTTGCCGCGCATCTTTTTCTGCTCGGCTAGCTTTAGCTGCTGCACTATAAGCACCAGCAAACGTACTAACCCCTGCCCCCACAGCACGGGAAAAACTATTGCCTTCGAGCATAGCTGCAGCAGCTTGGAGTGCCGCTAGGCCCCTACCCTCCTTTAGATTCTTGGCGCTGTCTTCTTCCATGCGCTTAACGTCTTCACGCATACCTGCGTAGGGGGTTTCTCCAGCCCCTTTGAGCAAAGAAGCCCTCCGAGCTTCAATACGTCGGTCGTACTCTTCCGGGTCCATAGACTTGTACTTAAAGCCAGCAAGAGCCTTTATTTGCGCCAGTTGGTTTTGGAGTGCTTCGTTGTACACCACCGGATTGCCCGGACCTTGGGCGGGAGCATTAGTTTCATCTTCTTCGCCATCACCCCCAGAAACATCGCTACCGCTGGCCCCATTAAAAGCAACGATGCCGCCACGGGCCATGCTCTGTTCAGTCGGCAGCATCTCGTCCATGTTTACGGGCATAGCGCCAAGACCACGCTGCATAGAGGCACGGGCAGCTTTCTCCATTTGAATGGCCTGCAGTTGCTCTTGATCCCCACGGGCTTTCGCCGCTTCTTCAGCCTGAGTCAACTGTTGATCTGACAACTTGGATACGATGGACTCAATGTTCTGTTGGCTATCAACACTACCGCCATCAGCAAAGAATTGTTTCAGACCCCAAGCAGCAGAGCCTGCGGAACCTAACATCTGACCAAACGATGGTGAACCCGGATTTTGAGTGCCGGTGTAATTAGTGGTGCTGCCAATCGGAAGGCCACGCATCATGTTAGCCATGTTGCTCAACTGTTGCTGCGGGTACTCCCGCTGGTTCTGATAGTCTTGGTACGCTTGATTCAGCCCCTGCTGCCCCATAGCTTGTTTCTGCGCACCGTAGGCAGCTTGTAACTGATTGACATCCATACCTTGCTGGAACTGCTGTGCACCCAAACCACCCAACTGCCCTGAGGCAGTCAGACCTGTCTGAAGTCCTTGCATGCCGTAGTTTGCACCAAACTGCTTAGACTGCTCCGCTGCTTGCTGCCCAGCTAGTCCGTACTGAGCGGCCATCTGAGCGCTAGTCATACCTTGATTAGCACCAAACTGCTTAGACTGCTCCGCTGCTTGTTGCCCAGCTAGTCCGTACTGAGCGGCCATCTGAGCGCTAGTCATACCTTGATTAGCACCAAACTGCCTAGACTGCTCCGCTGCTTGTTGCGCAGTTAAACCCGCCTGCTGATTGGCAAGTTGTGCCTGCATACTTTGTCCAGAACCAAGCTGCTGTGTTTGTAGGTTAGCCGCGAGATTTTGTTGTCCTACGGTCAAACCGGCTTGCTGGTTTGCCAGTGCCGCTTGTTGCGCCAACTGAGCGTCTTGCATTGATGCGGCTTGGTTAAACTGCCCTTGCTGCAGACCATACTGCCCTTTTAGCGATTGGTTTGACAGTGCCGCTTGTTGCGCCAACTGAGCATTTTGCAGATTGGTGTTGTAGCCCATCTGAGAATTGAACTGCCCCGTTTGCATACCAGCTTGTTGATTTGCTAACAACGCCTGCAGCCCGGTCTGCTGATTAGATTGCTGGGCTTGAAGCCCTGTTTGCGCTTGAAGCCCTTGCGTCTGCAGTCCAGCGCTTAGGTTTTGAAGTCCCGCTTGTTGCTGAACCCCTTGATTTGCCTGCGCAGCAGTAAGACCTGTTTGTTGGTTAGCCTGTGCTGCCTGAAGTCGTGCTGCTTGCTCTGCATTGAACTGTTGCTGTGCGTTTTGAAAACCTGCTTGTGACCCCGTAGCTTGTATATCCCCCATCTGTTGAGCAAGATTTCGCTCCCGCTCTGCACGCATGATAGCGTCCCGCGAACCGCCAAAAGCCCCCGCTTGAGCAGCCTGTGCTTGCTGCTGCGTTCCTTGAATCCCCGATTGCCGTGCAGCCTCTCGCTTTTGTATATCGACGACACTCTGCATGTACGGTGACATGTAGGCATCGGCAGTGCCGGGTTGGGTAAAACTATTTGTGCCGATACGTTCTGCTGAAATATCCCCTGCAGCCTGCATTTGCAAATCGCGCAAGGGCAACGCTTGGATTCGTTCGGCCTCAGCGCGTTCAAAACTTGTACGCTCGGGTCCTTGCAACTGGGCAGCGGAGACTTCGGGAGCCTTTTGCAACTGGGCAGCAGAAGTTTTTTGGCCGAACACATCCGCTGGCCCTTGCATTTGATAGGCAGTAAGGGTTGGAGAATTAACTTGGTTGTAGTCAAAGTTGCTAGATGTATATTTATCTGGTGCAGAAAACTGATTGCTAAACGCGCTAGCCCCATATGGATTTGGCGCAGAAAACTGACTGCCAAATTCACTCGGAGAATAAGAGGCCGATTTGGCTTTATTAGCGATGTCCCCAGCTATACCCGCCGCTTGCGCTGTAAGGGGGGAGGTTTTCATGTTCGCAGCTTGGTCCTGCGCTTGTACCTGCATGGGGTCAAAACCTTGAATACGGTTAGCCCCATAGGCTTCGTAGGGTCGGGCTGCAAGCGCGGCTTGTTTGGCTAACGTGTCTTGCGCATAGCCTTTAGCCCAGTCGGGTAAACCCGTAGTCGATGTGCCACTTGAAGAAGCAGGGGAACCGCCGCCCATAAAGCCGTTCAACGGCATCAGCTTGCGTTTCAGGTCCAAAATATTCATAGCTTTACCCCAACAATACGGTATTTTTCTTTAAAGCCGTAGCGTTGCCACAGCCTAGCAATTGATTCCCTAGCAGCACCTTCGATAGCCGTAGCACCCATAGACCTTGCATAGGCCCGTAGTTGCTCAAACGTATCCTCATTGCTTACTAGCTTACCGCCTATAGCGGTAATAAATGCAACCCGATCATTAGGGCGATTGAAAAACTCAACTGTCGCTGCACCGTGGATAACACCAGAATCATCAACCGCGACGATCAGTGCCCACTTACCTTGGGTTACGAATACCTTAGCATGCGTTACTGTGTAGTCCCCATTGGAATGAGCCAACGCATCGGATATAAACCCCTCAACCTTGTCCCAAGTATAGTTCACCCACTCTGAGGCGACATACTGTATTTTCATGCTGGCAGGTGTTTATCCATGCGTGAGTTAACGGCTACTTTGCCCCTACCAACAGACTTTTTACGTCCTGCCTGAATACGAGCAAGCATGGCATACAGCTTACGCGCACCCGCTTCAGTTGACCCATTGCCTAGCTCGGACACGATACGCGCAGGAACCACAAATTCCCCGTCGGCAAGTCGCGCAGGTTTTTTTGCTCTACCAATAGTTGCCGGGATGCTATCTGACACCCCATCACCCGGCCCACGCAGCAGCCTGCCACCGTCTGAGTAACCGCCGAGGGAGCCTAGACCACCGTGAGCAAAACGCCCAACTACACCGCCATTAGCTTTGTCGTAGCCTGCCCCAAGACCCTCCCCATAACCACTACCACTTTCAGCACCACTTGATGGGCCACTATCAGGGCCAATGGGAGCAGCCGTAGCACCTGAAACAGCATCTGCACGGGCTTGGGATTCCGCTGCCGTGGGGGCGTCTATTGCGGTCAAACCGGTGGGCCCGATATTGAAAGAACCTAAGTCGGTCTTATCAACTGTTTTGCCGTCAATGTCAACGGAACCTACGCCACGACCTGTACGCCCCTCGTGACTAAAACTTGGGTCTACGTTTCTGGCAAGTGCATCTGAGATGCCTCGTAGCGCACTACCGTAAAGTCCGGGTTTTTGTTGCCCCGTAATGGGGTCTATGCTCATATTACCGAGCCTAGCTGCTGCGCTATTTGCAAGCGAAGCTAAACCCGTAGTTGGTCCACTAACGCCATTGATGTTAGTAGCGCCGGGAATACCGTATCCGCCGCCCGGACCCGGACTTTGCCCGTTCTCTGCACCACCGGGAGGTTCTAGCGTGGTTACTGGGGTTGTCGGAGTTGTCGGGGTCGGAGTAGCGGCACCAGCGGGGACCCATGTGTATTGACCCGTTGCTGGGTTGTACACGTACTTTCCGCTACTGTAGGTTTTTTCTCCAGCCGCCGCATTAGCTGCATCAATAGCTGCAGAACTAGGCGAGTAGCCGTAGTACATCTGTTCTTTGCCAAAATTACTACCGTAGTTACCGTTAGTGGGTACATCGGGTTGGGGGAAATAGTTGGGGTCGTTTCTGAGGCTCATAATGCGGTCTTTATTCTAAGCACTTGGCTGTTGATGGTTGCACCCGTAGTGGTGTCTCGGTAAACGTCCCCAATCCTTAAATTGGCGAAGTCAGCATCCGTCGGCAAGCTGGGGGAAGTGCCAGACGTAGGAAAAAAGCTCAAGCCCGATACTACATCGGTTCCGTTAGTTTGTGTAGACCCGGCCATTGGCCCAGCGTTGTCCAGTTGGTTGAAGTACAGCCGCAACAAACTCAACAATTGGTTCATGTAAACAGGGTCATACTCCTGCGGGGGGCTAGGTAGCCGGGGGGCTACTACGTTCTTTTGTGCCATTACCCGCCTCGTCTGCCGTCTTGGCGGATGTCAATTCTTGGAGCGCCTAGCTGCCATTGAGTGCCAAGGGTGTTGGAACTGATCTTCATCGCCATCTGCCGTGCCCTGACCCGGATATTCAACTGCCCGTTGTAAGTGTCTAGGTCAATGGGGTAGGTCTGGGTTGCTGTGACTGTACCCTCTGCGCTGCTGCTAGTTCCACCGACTGACTTGGGGTTGTTAAAACCAGAGCCAGAGTTTTGCAAAGGCAGAAGCTGCATGGTCAAGCTAGGCGTTGTCCCGTCAGTGGAGCCATTAAAGGTCAAGTCTGGCAGCATCCTCCAGACAAATGCAAAGTCGTGCCCGTCGCCAATATCAAACTGGGACGAGGTGATGAATGCGTTGATTGGAGCAAGCGTGGCGGTTGTTCCGTCATCTACTCCCAGTTCGTGCTGGACAAGATTGTTGTTGTATGTCGCTGCAAGCGGGTAGTCTTGAAGACCGCTATCCAACCATGCAGTTCGTGCCATAGTGCCGTAGTACCAGACATTCTCTATGTAGTTGAAAACCACATAGCTGTCGTTGGTCGTAGAACCGTTACTGGGGTAGAACCACCATACTTCACTGAAACCTTCATTGGTGGCTGCATATACTTGTTCAAACTGGCTCCGATCAATGTCGTTGTAGACATACCTGAGCAAGTCGCAGTTGAGCGTTTGCAGCCGTCCGTCGTACTTGTAGAACTTGTCTACGCCCATCCAATAAATAATCCCTGCTGCCAAAGCCACCGCATTGGGGCCAGCAATAGAGGTGTTGTCAGCCAACAACTGTGACCCCCAGACATACGGTGGGCCAAGGTACTGAAGGGAATAAAGGGCAGCATCTGTAAACACCACAATCTCTTGCTTGCTCTGGATAGCTGTCACGATGGTAGAGCCGTGGGACAGGGTGATGCTACCTGCCTGATTGGTAATTGCTGGCGACCACTCCACAACACTTTCTTGGTCAGACCACCGGATTAGGAGTGGATTGACTGACGTTGATCCAATGTCGTTGGTTCCAAAGCAAAGCACAAAACGGCTTGCGTCAGAGACAAGGAACGCTATTTGAGTCAGTGGAACACTGCTTGCCCCATTTAGCTGTGATACCAGTACTCCACGCTGGGATACCGTGTGCGTACCCGACTGACTGCCCGTAGTGATGATGAGCGCCCCTGTGGGGGTCAGCGACAGGTTGAATGTGGTAGACGACACAAACCGGGTGTAATAGGTTGTGCCTACCAGCAGACCTGTTGGCAGTGCGCCAGTGGTTTCAAACACAATGGCTGTCAGATCAGGAAGGACAGTAGTAGAAGTGACAACGCAGGGGTTGGCAATTGTCATGGTAACTGTAGCCGCTTGGTAGCCGATAGTGGCATCCCAGTAGTACAGTGGCCCACCCCTCGGGCCGTAGATCAGGTCTTCACCAAAGTTAAATTGGTTCCATATCCGCATAGCGTCCGAAGAAGTGGCGCTGTTGCCCCAAGTACCAGAACCCCAAGTGCCAGAACCCCAGCCCACCAACGGTACAGCGTAAGCAGGGCCAGTATTGATTTGATAAACAGCATAGACCGTGCCGCCACCTGTAGTTGTAGACGTTGCCGCAGATGCTGCGGTAATGGTGTAGGTCGTACCAACGGAATAGGCTATCTGATACTCGCCAGAGATCGTTATGCCACCTACTGCGGTAGCACCTGTAAACGTCACGAAATCATTGTTGATGTAACCGCCCGTGGCGTCCGTGACTGTGACCGTAGTTGAGCCGTTGACTGTGGCAAACGGGTTGGTTAGCGTGTGGACAGTCTGGGTAGGGGTGATGTCGTAGTAAGTACCGCCATTAAGTATGTAGAACTTGAGGTTTGTGCCAACCCCAATCAGGTTCTGGTAACTAAAGGTGACCCAGTTCCACAGGGAACGGCAGACGCCCAAGAACGTGTTAGCAGATATGCGTACCCAGCCGCCTATCTTTTCAGGTGTACCTTGCCGAAACCGGACGTTATCCGACTCGTAGTAGCCGCCCTCTCTAGCGTAACGAGTTCCTTCCCTGTTTACACCCGGCTTGAGCTGAATTTTCTGTAGTGGCATGGATCAATCCTAAGATAGGAACAGAGCGCGTTCGTCGTTTCTGCGCTTGACTAGCCCCGGTAGGATTTTACCCCCGCCCCGTGTAAACTTCAAGAACTCGTCTGCCGCCGCTTCAACCTCTCCCCGAAGAACCTTCTGACGGAGGGTTGATCGCTGTACGCCGCCCAGACCGAGATTAAAAGCAAAGCTGACAAGAGCGTCGTTTTGGCCTTGGGTAAGAACCACAGGAAAAAGTTTGGCGACCCCAACTTCAAATCGCTGGAGATCAGCACCAAGGATTCCATCTACTTCGGCTCCTGAAAATACGCGGTTATCTTCCGCTTTAAGCGGGTAAGCGTCTCTTTGATCCAGAGGTAAACGACCTTGATCGGGGTATAAAACATGACCAACTCCTACAGTCCAAAGACGCGCTGGGCAGCGGTACGGTTTAAATCGCACCCCCTCATGGTGCTTGATCATCTCTTTGCACCGTTGAGAGACTTTCATTTCTTGCTGAACGCTTGGCTTCCAAACCAGAAACTGATGATCAACGTCCAGATAGTTTGCGTCTCATCATCCCAAAGGTTATTCAGCATGATCTCAAAATCTACGGCGTGGTGCCATGCATAAGAAAATCCAGCCACCTCTACAAACACCAGCAGGAGGAACATGCCGTAAGTGATGTTGGGCCTTACGCCCGCCCGCAGATTGATCACCCACTGGCTGGCTCCCTGACCGATAGCTATATCGTGCGCGTACAGGGCGCTGCGCTCGGCTGATGCAGCCTCAACCATCTGCCCCTCAAACTTGATCTCCTCCACCCGCTGCATGACCTCAAAGCCAGCTTTGCGGAGTTCCAGTTCGCGCTCTGTCTGTAGTTGGGCCATTGCCATCTCATGCTTTTTGTCGGCCCGGTCTTGGAAAAAACCAAGCACCTTGGGCAAGCCGCCAGCAAGAAAACCAAATAGCGATGAGAGTAGGGTTAGCATCATTTGTCCTTTAGGTCAAAACTCAGGTTTGCATGGCGGGGGTACTGAACCACACGCTCACCCTCCGGGCATTTGTACTTGATCGTTGCCAGCAGTGTGGCTGTGCCGGGTGCAATCTTTTCTTTTTGCACCATCGTGAGTTGGTATGTAAACGTGTCAATCTGTGGACCCGCTGGGCCGCTGAACTTGCTCGCCGTTGTCGTTGCCTCGTGCACCATACCTGCTGCGTCACGGATGCTTGGGGTAAAACTCTCAACAGAGCAGTCATCCCGCTTTTTGATCCGGGCCACTGTGACGTTGATGGGCTGTCCAACCGCCGCTGTGATTTTAAAATGCTCGGGTGACCACTCAAGGATAGCCCTGTCAAACCAACCAAACTTGTCTGCAAGCGTGTAACCGCCGCCAATGGCTGCAATGCTGGCTGCGACTGCTCCAATGGCTTTGGTTACGTCAATCATTTATCCCGCCTGTTCCACATTTCAAATAAAGCCTTGATCTTCTCTTCCAGTACCGCCACTCTCAGATCAAGTTTAGCCAGCACGATAATCAGCGTGATCAGCGCCAGCAGGATCGGCCATGACTTGGACAGGACTTCAAATAAGTCCACCTCATCTGCCCAACGTCAAAGAGGCATAAACGATGGCTGCCATACTGACGATCAAGACACCAGCGGTCTTCATGATCACGCCCTCAAGCCGCTTGAGCCGAGCATTGATCTGTGCATACCGTTCTGCACAAACGGCCTCATGGCTCGTAAATCGGATGTCAATATCGCTCATGGTGCGTCAGGCCAAGTAACGGTCCAAGGGAATCCAGCCTGTGCTGGGATGTCTCGCAAGGCTTGGCAGTAATCTTTCCACGCCTGTGAAGGTGTCATATCACTGCGAAACCGCCAATCA